TTTTTGTTTATAACGTACTCACTCATTGAGTTATTGGGCTGAAGAAGACGTATTACCTTTTCCTCTGTATACAACTGTTGCATCATAGGAATAGCGATTTCTCCTAATCTTTTTAATCCAACCTCAATATCAGCGAGCTTGCTTTTCATTTTTCTTTGACCAAATTCATCAATACTTATGGTTGCTTTATAAGTACTGGGGGCAGCCTGAGAGTTACCCATCATCAATTCGTAGAGGCCGAGTTGATGGTCTATGTCGTTCTTGGCAGTCTGCTCATTGGAGTAAAGTTCGTTTGGAAGGGGTGATGGTTGAACTGGCACAGGCTGCCCTTGGTCAAAATCACATTCAATTGCTACACCGGGTTGAGCCCATTTCTCTTCAAACTCTCTCATATCAATAGAGCCCGATGGTATTAAAATCTTTGTATTAGTACTAGTTGTTGCATGAGCTATAATTAAACTTCTGGTTTTGTTAATATACTCCTGCATTCCCTTAACCATACGCACATCTGACATAGGATAAGGAGTACGTGTATGCATATTCATAAAAAAGACTATGGGATACTTATCAATAGGAAGAACCCTCTCATAAAGAAGCTTATCTCCCATTAATACACACATCTTAACTCTTTTAGTAGGGACAATAACATGTTTCACAACCCCATTCTCAATAAGGTCCATAAATGTCATTTCTTCCAGTTTTGGCGGAGGAGGAGGTTCTACTCCATTCCCCATATTCTGCTCTTTTAACTGAGCATATTGTGCCATCATTTGCTGTGCTATTTGAGTAGCTTCATCAACATCCTCAAAGATTTGTCCATTTATAGTCCAAACTGTTGTCTTTAAATACTCTTCCCACTCTTCTTCTGGTATAAGCTTTTCTTCACCAGACCAAGCATGCCATACACGAGTCATGTCAACCATTACTTTTGTATATCTTTCATACCCTCGTATATATTCATCACCTTCATCAAAAGTAGCCATAGTCTGAGTTGAGCTATCTTCAGGAAAAGATACCTCTCCATCGTCTTCTCTTGTAGTTACTGGTCTATCAGAATTAAAATTTTCACTAGAAGCGTTTTTAATAGCTTTTTCAAATAAAGGATAAAGCTGCTTTGCTTGGTCCTTTGTAAAAAGTCTTGATACAATAATATTTTCTGCATCATCACAAAATCTATCCCTTGAATTAGGGTCAATATAAATATCTAACGGGTCAACATCGTGTAAACAGACTTCTCCTTTACCCATATCCATCATGGGGTCTGTATAAACCTGTATTGCACCCATTCCTGTAACATAGTAATCATCAACAGCATTTCGTAGTTTTTGGTCACCATCAGATATTTGCCACATATACTCAAGTAAACCGTTCATAGCTTGTGCTACTTGATTGTCACTATCTTCTCTTGGAGATACACGGAAAGAAGGTTTATTAGATGTAATCATAGCCTTAGCAGATTCTACTGCTGGATGAATACGATTAACTACTATAGGGGCCTGACCACGAGCTTCTAACGTTTCTCTTTGCTCTTTAGACCACTGCCTTCCCAGTCTAAACTCCTTATCTTCCTGAGCTTGCGTAGCCCAAGTATCCCTATTGCTTGAATAGGTTTTGAAGAGAGAATGTGTCTCTTCAACTATTTTTTTGTCGCTTTTCCCTTTATATGCCATTAGTACCAATTGTCCGCTTTATTTGTTCTAGATTCTCCCCATGTGCTTACAGGCTCTTGAACATCAGAGATATATTGAGTAAAATCTTCTTGTGGTTGATTTAGGTGCCCAGTCATAGCAGCAAGCCCTTCCTTACTCAATAGACCCGGGTTACCACCTGTACCTTTCATCATTCTGTCCATAAAGCCTTGCTGTTGATTTTGAGGTCCTGCAACTGGAGGAGGAGGAGCATTAGCAGCTGACGGAGCAGCTACATATGGATTTTGAGCTACACCTGATGCACCACCGCCACCTAAACCTTTAAACATATTATATAAACCTGCACCAGCCATACCTATTCCTTTACCCGGAGCCCACTGGCCTTCACCATAACCAAATCTATCCATTAGACCCGGAGTTTGCCCTACTTGCATCTGTTCTCCTGCCATAATCTGGTCCGGATTAGTAATTTGTGGGTTCATACTCATTAAATTATCTTGAGAAGTCCCATACTGTTGGGCTATCCCACTTAGCGTATTTCCACCAACAATATCATGCATTTGCTTACTACCAGTTAAAAACTTCATTAGACCACCAAACATTTTAGAAGACTCCTTTATTCATTATTAAGTTAATTTAAACACTATAGCGTTAACCAATCAAGTATTTTATTAGTCTTTTTCTTTGCTTCACCATTCAATGAGGATTTCTTACATGGAAAGGACTTATCCAGTGCAATCCATACTGCATCCATAATATCATCGTTCTTTCCGCGAGGATAACTAAGAAACTCTTGTTGAGCTGAAATATCCTGTGGTCTGAAGTAAAATTCCTTTTTTGCCAGCATAGGCACTAAACTAATCAATCTTTCGCTCTTACGCGTTCGGGGTTTAACCCCTTTCTCTAAACCGGGTATGTATAGGTTTTGTTCCAGCATTTGTTTGCGAACTGCACTTCTCAAGGCTTCCTGATAAGCTACAGTCTCAATTTTCATTCTCCTTGGGCGATATTTTTTGTAAGTTTTGATAATCCTGTCAGGCTGGAGCGCAGGGTCCAACCTATTCCTGTATATATCAACAATATACTTATTATTGTCGCTGTCAATCCCCACAGTAGCAATAACAAAAAAGTCTGCCCTAGCAGAAAGGCTACTAGCAGGGTCCACACCGCAATAGACTTCAATCGGCTTAACATCTTCTTTTTCTCCTGTTGTTCGTACAAGACATGCCTGTCCATCTCTTATTTCAAAATCGTAATGATGTAACTGGATATATTCAGGTTTAAAAGGAGCATCGTCAGGAGATTGTGCTATATTCATATACTCCTGATAAAAACCATTTAAATTACCAACACTCTGAAACTCCTCTTTTATACCCATTATACGTGACTTTGGGAACCTTTGAGGCCAAATACTCTTCTCATTTTCATCCCAAATACTATACCACAAAGTTGCCCATGCAGATGACTCTTTAGCCCAACATAAGAAGCAATCCTCGGATATAACAGTTCCTATCATAACTATTCTGCCATCATCTGACAAAGAGGGGATAACTGCTTCTGTCATCCACTTTCTGTTCTTAGCTCTGCCTTCAGCAGTATAGGCATTAAGTTCTGATTCAAAATCATCTACTATAATTAGATTAGGACGAGTATCACCCTCAATAAAACCACGGACTCTTTGTCCTGTTCCAACTGCTATAATTCTAGTCCCATTAGCAAGAATAATGTCAGAATTAGTCCATCTACGTGCAGTATTGTGAGAAAAGTCTCCAAATACTTCCTTAAACTTATCAGAATGGTCTAAATGATATTTTATCCTTGAAAGAAAGTTTACACTCTGTGACTGACTCTCGGAAACAATAACAATGAATAAATCCTCGTCAGGAGATTTAAAAGCCGCACGATGTAACGGAAGAAATAGCGAAACAACAGTAGACTTGGCGGTTCCCCGAGGTGCTGCAATTAGAACCCTTGGTACAGTTTTATCAGCTATGTGGCTATAAATCTCACCATGGAACGGAGGAGTTGTCCTTTTTGCAGCAGTCGGGAAACAAAATCGCCCAAACAGCCCTATATTGTTCTTTAACTTCTTTAATGACTGGAGCCTAGCATATCGCTCCTCATAATCATCAGTTATCGGCTTCTGTATCAACTTCTTTCTCTATGACTTGGGTAGCTTTTAATTTCTTCTCTTCCTCTTGAATCTCTTCTAGCATACGCGATGTACTGACAGCTTCAATCTGAGTAGTAGTCTTTTGTAAATGTTTCTCCTTCATCCCATGCATATCCTGCAGATTCTCTACTGCACGCATAAGATTAGAAGTATCATTTTTTTTCTTGGCCATTTCAATAGCCTCACCGAACAAATCCATTGTCCAGTCTGCTGTATATCCATGCTCATTCAGCAATTTTTGTAATTCATCTCTTACCATATCTCTAAAATCCTCCGTTTTCATTCTTCGTTTCCAAGTAAGGTGTTGTTTATCAGTCATTGAACCAAATGCAAGGTCAATAGCTAAATCCTTATTCATTGTCTGGGCATAACACATAGCAAGATTCATCATTTTCTCCTGCTTTTTTGCTCCCGACATATAAGGATTACCCTTAAGAGTATGAGGAGTAACCCTCCCTTTAACATTAAACTTTGTAGTAGAATACTTTGGGTTCCACATGAAGTAGCCCCAAGGAAGACGAAGATATATAGTATGACTACCTCTATCATTCGGATATTTAGTCCTTTTAATAACCTTTGCACAGTATCCATCGTCAGATAAAGCCCAATCACCTTCTCTGGCATCTTTCCAGTAAACATACCCCATATCCTTTGAATCCATCTCTTTTTTCTCATAAACTTTATAATATGTAGGTGAATCATCACCCCTGTGTTTAATAGGTACT